TGACCACTGGCAATCTGAATTCAAAACTCAAACAAACTTCAACGCCATATACAATAAAAGAGGTGCTGCCGTCGGCGCATGAATACATTATTCCACCTCAAAGCGAGGAGGTAAAGCAAGTGCAAGTCCAAAACCAATTGCTTTCGTTCATGCTATCAAGACCTGAATCGAAAGAGCATTTGAAAGTCTGAAGTGGCCGATTACTCTCCAAACAATAGGACGATCAAGCTGGAAGGCTTCGCTGAGTTTGAGGAGCAATTGAAAGCTATGGCCCAAGGTTTTAAGGCCGACACTGTGGCTCGGCGCACCTTGGCTTTGGCGGCCAACGAAGCAATGGCTCCAGTTGAGCAGGCCGCAAAGGCAATGGCTGCTTACAACAACAACAATACCAAAAACATCCACATGCGGAACACCATTCGCACGGATTACAGAATTCCCAACGAAAAAGACCGGCAATCGAATTTTGTAAATCCAACCGATTCGGTGATTGCGGTGGTGTCGGTCAAACGCAGCGCAGTCTCTTTGGCAAATGAATTTGGCACGGCTAAAATGCCAGCACATCCATTTCTCAGGAAATCTTTGGATCAAAACGCCGAGGCGGTTCTTGGAATTCTAAAAACCAGGCTTGCAACTATCATTCCAGCGTATGCGCTGAAACTGTCCAAACGAAGGAAGAAATAATGGCATCCAATAATATTGCTCGGCTGGGTGTAGTCCTGGGGTTGGACACGGCAGAATTTACGGCATCGATTGACAAAGCAATCAATGAAAACCGCAAACTTGGCCAGGCTATCAAACGTGAAAGTAATGCCGCTGCCGGTGAAATTGTTTCCCTTAAAAATGCCACAGATGATTATGGCAAGACCTTAACCAAGGTTCAAATTATTGAGCGAGAAATCAGCACAGGAAGATTTAGGTTGGCGTCGAATGATCTCAAAATGCAATTGCTGGCTCAAGCTGCTGCTTATGATCAAGTGGCCACAAGCGCCCACAAAGCTGCTGGAGGTCTTACAGCATGGCAAAAACAAGGACTAGCTTACCAGACCACCGACTTCTTTACGCAGATCGCATCTGGCCAAAGTATCATAATTGCAGCCATCCAGCAGGGTGGTCAATTAAAAGACCAGATGGGCGGCCTGGGCAATATGTTCCGGGTTCTCACACCGTTAGTCATTTCTCCGACGGGTGCCCTGGTGGCATTTGTCGCAACCCTTGGTCTGGCAGCCACCGCAGCCGTCATGGGTCGAAAAGAGTTTGATGCGCTTAACAACTCATTGATCTTGACTGGTCAGTATTCTGGCGTCACTACAGATAGCTTTGCTCTGATGGCCAAAACCATTAGCACGACCTCCCGTGCCAGTGTGGGCGATGCCAAAGATATTTTGAATGCCCTGATTGGCTCTGGCCAATTTACCAATCAAACCTTTGACTCTGTTTCTAAAACTATTCAACGATTCTCAGAATTGAGTGGTTTGGCTGCCAAAGACGCTGCCACCAAACTAATTCCTATGCTGGATGGTTCTGCGTCCAGCGCCAAAAAGCTCAACGATCAATACAACTTTTTGACGTTAGCTCAATACAAACAAATTGAAGCATTGGCAAGACAAAATAAAATTCAAGAGTCAATTATATTGACTTCTGATTTAATGCGCGCTAGTTTTGACAAGACAAAAACAGAACTGGGTTATTTAGATGAGGCATTAGATTTTACCAAAAAGAAATGGAGCGAATTCTGGGATGCTGCCATGAATTGGGGTAAACCAGATTCTGTTCCAGATCAAATAAGAACCATTCAAGAACGCATTAATGCAATGGCAGAGAAAGGTTTGCCAAAACAACGATTATTGCTTGGTGATAAAGATGAAAATGTCAAAGCATATATTGATGAATTAAATAGTTTAGAAGAGCAAAAAGCTAAACTTATTGCCATTTTGGTTAAAGCAAATGATGAAGCCAAAAAAATAGAGGGCGAAAAGAAAAAAATTGATATTTATGCTAAAGATGGTGGTTATCAGCATGAATTAAGTTTGCAAGAAAGGTATCAGGATGCTGTTGATGCCTTAGGCTTTGAAGGTAGAAAAGCCGCCGCTGATGAACAAGAAAAATTGCAAATTGAATCTTATGAACGTCAACGCGCTTTGTTGGTTTCAATGCAAAGGGATATAGCAGGAAAAGATAAAAATTACGCAAAGTTGCGGCGAGATATATATTTCAAAGAACTAGATGTAGAAAATAAACAATATGAGCAAAAATACGAAGCATTTCTACAAAAAAGATTAAATCTAGAAATTGATGCTGCAGAAGCAGAACGCGATGCTCGCAAGAAAATTGATGATCAAGAGGCAGAAGATAAACTTCAGCGTTTGATGAATGATGTTGAGTATTATCAAAAAGATACAGAATCTAGTGCCAAAGACGCTGAAAAACTGCAAAGACAAATTGAAATGGTTGGATGGAATGAACGTCAAGTTAAGTTAACTGAATTGGAGGCTAAATACAAAGAAGATATTGCCAATAACGAAAAACAGTATGGTGGCGATCAAGCTACGCTAGAAGCATTAAATGCAATGGCGGAAGCCAAGAAACGAAACGGAGAACTGAATATCAATTTGGCTAATCAACTAAAAGATTTGAAAGAAGTCAATGATTCAGTGTGGGCAAACATGACGTCAGCTATAGACGAGTTTGTGCAAAAAGGGGAAACATCATTCAATAAGTTAGTTGAAAGCATCCTGAAAGACTTGCTCAAAATTCAATTGCGAAAACAAGCATTGGCCTTGTGGGACATGGCGACTGGCGGCAAAGGTTTGATGGGTTTGTTTTCTGCACCAGCCACGATGTCTATGAATGTTGGTTCTTTTGCAGATGGTGGAGTTCCGCCGGTTGGAGTGCCTTCAATGGTTGGCGAAAGAGGCCCTGAGTTGTTTGTTCCCAGGACGGCTGGCACAATTGTGCCAAATCACATGTTAAGCAGCAGCCAGCAAGCACCAACAATCAATTACAATGGGCCGTACATTGCCAGCATGAACGCAATTGATACGCAGTCTGGGCTTCAGTTTCTGGCCAAGAACAAGCAGTCTGTTTGGTCTGCGTATCAATCAGCCAATCGCAGTATCCCGATGTCACGTTAAGGAATCACAATGTCAGTTCCAAATACATTTGCAAGCGCAACCAGTTCCATCCCTCTTGCCAATCTGGATGCAAACTTTGCGTATTATGACGCAGCATTCTCGATCTCAGGCACGGCAGTCACGTTTGCAGGCAGCATCACGCTCACCACAGGCACAGCCAACGGCGTGGCTTACCTCAACGGCTCCAAGGTGCTGACGACGGGGTCTGCGCTGACGTTTGATGGGGTGCAGTTAACCAACTCACAAAACAGTAATTCAGGTACTTACATTGTTAACAGGAATGTAAACACAAGCACTGCCGCTACTGCTTATGTAATTTCGGATGCAACTGCCGCTTTTTCTGGTTATACAGCAATGGGTTCCCGCAGTTCTGGTTATACAACATCAGGAATGTTAGAAGCAAACAGTGGCGGCGTGTTTTCCGTTGGCTTGACCAATGGCTTGAACATTATGACGCTTGACGGATATCCTGTAAAGTTTGGTGTTGCTAACGCCGAAAAAATGCGCCTCGACTCCAGCGGTAACTTGGGTATTGGGACGAGTTCGCCTGTTTACCAAACCCAAATTTATGGCTCTGGTCAGACAACCGCCGCGCTGACTGATTCGGGTAATAAAGGCGGCTCACTTTTGTTAAACACGCCCACAGTAGCAGGGGGAGATGGCGGGGCGTTATTGATTGGTGCTGGCGGTGCTGGTGCAAAACCGTTTGCGGCAATTAAAGGCTTACTGGCTGATGGCGGTGGAAACACTACTGGAGCGCTTGCATTTTCAACTCGTAATGCCACAGGAGACACATCCCTTACCGAACGCATGCGCTTAGACAGTTCCGGCAACCTAGGTATTGGGACGACTTCGCCTGATGCAAAACTTGACGTAACGGGACCGAACTTGGCCGCAGTTTTTGGGTCAGAAACGGCTCAGAACACCTATGTTGGGTTCAAATACAACAGCACAATTCTTGGCTATGTAGGCAATGGCTCTGGAGTAGCTGGACCCGGCTCTGCAACTGATTTCTCAATTGGCTCCACAGGAGCGCGGGCGCTGACGTTTGGCACAAACGACCTAGAACGCATGCGCCTAGACAGTGCCGGCAACCTAGGCTTAGGGGTTACTCCTAGTGCTTGGAATGCAGGTAGCAAGGCCATCCAAGTTAGCACTTTTGTTTCTGTATCTCAGCAAGCAGACGGCGCTGCAAACTTTGGTTTCAATTTTTACGAAAACGCAGCAAATGCTTTTAGGTACAGCACGACCGACGAGGCTTGCCGATTCTCGGCCTTAACAACGGGTGGGTTTGGCTGGTTTCAAGCCCCCTCCGGCACAGCAGGTAACGCCATTACCTTCACCCAAGCAATGACGCTATCCGCCGCTGGTGGATTGTCTGTGGGCAGTACCACAGACGCTGGCAGTGGAAATATCCTGATCCCATCGGGTGGCAAGCTATTTGGTGCTGCGACAAGCGGTAGTTTCTATTCGTATGTCGAGCCGTATAACGCTTCGACAGGCAACATGAATCTTGTTGCTGCTTATGCAAGCGGCGCAATGACGTTTGCTACAGGGGGAACCACCGAACGCATGCGCCTAGACGCCTCCGGCAACCTAGGCATTG